AAGCAGTCCATCATTTCACAGTCAATGTCGGTGTATGTGTTCGCCGCTGTGATCGTGATTGACTGCGATCCGATGCCAAGAATCCCCGTGCCATAAACCCGAAGAAGTGGCTGCGAATCGAACCTTGTCGGATTTGTGATAGACCCGTTTGCCGTCAGTGTGGTTTTGGTGTTCCCACTCGACAGAAACCGCTGTGGTTTGCAAGTGAATTCAATGTCGAACTTCCCGGCATCGTTCTTTTGTTCAACATCAGTTTCAAACTGTCCTGTGAACATAACTTTCCGAATTTCGTTCGGATGGTAGGTGTCAATAAGATCCTGATACCCTACCAAAGACAAGAGAAAGTTGCGGAAGTCGGAAATGTTCTGCTTGAAATTGCTATAGATGAAAGCCGGATAAACCAATGTGCCGTTCTGGAACCGTCTTTCTGTACCGACAAGATCACCATTCCGACCGGGAACAGGGATCATGTCCCAATCCCTTGCCGGTGCGTTGAACGTGCCTTGACCGCTGATATAAACGCCGTATGCCGTTGAAGAAACACCGGCAAGCGTGAATGAATTACGCATAGGCGGCCTCCTTCTGCCTGGACAACTGAACAAGCCGCTGTTGAATCTTGTCGGCAAGCGTGTTTACATCCATCCCGTCAGATGCGTAAACATTTATTGTGATGTTGTCGCCTGCGCCGCCAACCAGTTCACGAAGCTTATTCAGCCCAAGCACGATTTCTGCACCGTTTCCGTCACCAAATCCCTTCAGGCCGTTCGCGGTCTGCATTACGGTCGGAGATGTGAACATCATTGGGTTTTCGTATGCTTTTTTATACCAAGCAATTGAGAAGTGCGGCACGGAAGGCGGTCTTAAACTGAAAGAACCGTAAACGGACAAATGCGGAATCGGCAAGTGTGGCAAACGCCAAGAAAAGTTCATCATTCCGCGAAGCGTGTCAATAACACTTCGCACACGATCACGGACAGAATTGAAAGCATTTGTAACTGCATCACGCATACCTTGAACTTTGCTTGTCACACTTGATTTAATGGATTCCCATGCGTTCAAAGTCGCTGACTTGACATTCTCCCATGTCTGCTGGAAACTTTGTCTTGCCGCTTCGCCGAATTCCTGAAACGCATTTGCCAAGTTTTCTTTGAAATTGTTCCAACCTTCAACAATGTTGTTCCAGATTTCTATTGCCTTCGCCTTGATTTCGTCCCAATTCTGGTAAAGCAGAACACCAATTGCGATCAAGGCCGCTATTGCCGCAATGACAAGTCCGACCGGCGACAGGAGGAACGTAAACGCCGAAACGATCATTGGCGCAAGCGTCAGGATCGCACCGATACCAGACGCAAGCGAACCCAGAACCATCAAAAGCGGAGCAATTGCCGCAACTACAAGCCCAATGGTTATGATGGTGTTCGTCTGCTCTGGCGTGAGTCGCTGCATCCACTCCACAAGTTGCTGAACAATGCCTGTTATCTTTTCGATCACAGGCGCAAGGCCGGTTGCGATAGTCGCACCTAATTCGCCTGCCGCCGCTTTCAATTGTGCTTTGGATTTGTCAACCGTGTCGTTTACTTCATTCAGTGCGGTCAGCGTTTCGCCGGACATGATCAAGCCCAACTGTTCGGCTTCTGCGCCGTATTCCTTCAAAGCTGCTCCGCCATCGTCAATGATTCCGGCAAGCTCATCGGCAGACTTGCCGAAGATCTCCATTGCAAGCTGATCACGTTCGGTTTCGTTCGGGATCTGGGACAAGGCTTGAATCGTATCATAAAACACGGATTCTGCGTCACGCATATGCCCGGTTGAATCCGTTACGGCAACGCCAAGCTTTTCAAACGGTTCGCCTGTGCCTGCCATGTTCTTCTTCATCTTGGTGACCGCGCCTGTGATAGAGTCAAGCGAAACGTCAACCAAATCTGAAGCATACTGCATTTTTTGAAGCGAATCCGTTGAAAGGCCGGTCTGCTTTGCCAACGTGTTCAGATCGTCTGCGGATTTAGCCGCATTCAGGCCAAGACCGACCATTCCGGCGACCAAGCCTGCCGCCGCTGCGGATAACGGTTGAAGCTTTCTGCCGACATCCGTGACCTTGTCGCCGAATTCCTGCATTTTCTGGCCTGCAACCGCAATCTGCTGTGCGGAAACACTGCCAAATTGCCTATATTCTGTTTCAAGCTGTTTAAGACTTTGCTCTGTCGCAATAATTTCCCGTTGAAGCGCATCCCATTCAGGCGTACCTTCTGCGACCTGGGATTGCGCGTCTTTCAATTGCTGAAGTCGGTCTTTTGTTTCCTTGATTGCTTTTTCAAGGTTCTTCTGCTTCTGAACAAGCAGTTCCGTGTTGCCGGGATCAAGCTTCAGCAGTTTGTTTATATCCTTTAAGGCGTTTTGTGTCTGTTTAAGCTGACTGTCAACGCCTTTCAATGCTGTTTGCAGTTTTGTGGTATCGCCGCCGATTTCGATGGTAATGCCGGAAATTCTGCCTGCCATTATTTCACCTCACAAAAGCAGTTAAAACGAATCCATATCACTTTGTGTTGCCACCTGTTTATATTTGAATTCGTCATTACTTGCTTCGGTCATAATGTCAAAAACTGTTCCAATCTCCAGATCGTCAAGGTCGGATAATCTTAAACCGGCCTGACAGACCCGGAGAAGGAACAGTGCCGTTGTCATCTCGCGTTCAGTCCGTCTTAGTTTTTTTTTGCTTCAACCTGGGATCGGTTGGTCGCCATGTAAAACGCCTGAATTGTCGGAAGTGCTTCAACCAGTTCGCCGGTTGTGAACTGATCCAACCAGTCGCAATAATTGTCCTCCGACAGACGGTTGACCGCCTTTCGGTCATGAAGCGCACCGAATCTCTCCATGATAAACGCCATCTTCATCATGCACGAAGTCGCAAGACCTTCATCAGATGCGATCATCCTGATAAAGTCTTCGTGAAAGATGTTGTTATAGCAGACATTGACTGACGCGCAGGCGCAGAACGTGAATTCTTTTGCGCCGATCTTGATATTCTGATACATCATTTTCGCCTCCTTTTACGCCGATCAGGTCGAAGTCACCATGTACACCTGGGATGTCCACGCATTGTATTCGGTGGATTCGGCAGGCGTAACAGATGCTTTCACGATGTCCATGTCATAACCGGCGTTGTAGACGGTCGTGGCAGTGATCGTGACGGTTTCGGTCTGCGGCTCAATGCTTTCTTCCTTGGTGCTGCCGCTGACAGAAGGCCGGTTGCAAGTGCAGTTGTACAGAACATGACGCCTTGCGGCCTTGTCGCCTTCAAACTGGAACATAAGGGCAAAGTGAACGACCGGCGCACCGGCATTCTCAAACAGAACACCATTTGCGTCTGCTTCGTAACCCAGAATGTCCTTCAGGAAATCGTCAGGCAGTTTTGCAAGTTCAAGGTCGCCTTCATAGCCGTTGTTCGCAACCGCTGTGTAATAGACAATGTTGTCAGCGTAGAACTTGTTGGTTTCGCCCTGCTGATCCAGAGAGATGGAAACAGCACCCGGCAGGGCAACGGGTGTGCCGTAAGTCGCGCTGCCATCTGCCGCGATAGTCGCCTTGGCATAATAGCAACGGGAAATGCCGTACTTGATTTTATTGGTATCGGCCATTTTTTTATACCTCCGTAGTGATTTCGTCCGTAAGGACAATTTGTGTGATGAACGTGACCATGTACATCTGTTCTGCCTTCAGATACGTTTCTTCCCTTGTAAAGACAAGACCGTTCTGGTTCAGCGTAGATTCCACGGTTTCTTCAAGTTCAAAGTCTTTGTTGTCCGTATACAGTTCAATGTTCAGTTCGCGGATCTTCTGATAGTTGGTATTGTCGGCGGCAAGATCGTTCGACCGATCAAAGAAGAAGCAGATAAACGGACAAGCCTGTTCCGTGTTGTTTGGGAACTGGTAATACGCGAACGGCACACCAATGGTGTTGATCATGTTCGCAACTTCAATGTAAGTCATAGCTTTGCCTTCACCTTCTGTTCAAATTCTTTGATCAGCGCGTCTTCGACCGTTGCGATATGCACCCGACCCGGTGTCCGACCGCCATTGCGGTTGGCATGACCGTGTTCAAGCAGATGCGGCAGGCCGGGAAGGTCTTCATTGTAAATCGTTCCCTGCGCTGATACCCTGCCGGTTTGTGCGGTCGAAGTCCAACCTTTTGCGTATGCGCCTGTGCCGCCGAATGTACCCCTTGATTGACTGCGAAGCGTCTGTGCGCCTTTTTTAGCCATCTGCTTCACGATGTCGCCAAGATTCTGTTGAACATCGTCACCGTATTCCTTCAGGATCTTGTCAACTTCGTCAGTCAGTTTATCAATCGGAACTTTGCGTGACATTTGTGCCGCCTTTCCGTTCAACGTACAATTCCAACGTATCCTTGCGGCCTTGATAGGTTCTGTATACGGAATAATGCTGATTCTTGTATATGACTTCACGTTCGCCGGAATAGTCACCGAAGAACATGGTAAAACGGAACTGCGGATTTAATCCGTTTCTGCCGCCTTCAAAGAATTCTGCGCGTGTTACACTGTCAACCTGGCAATACACATCTCTGGTTGTCTGGGTGTCAGTCCAAACGCCATATGCGTTCTGCGCCTGCGTGGTTGACACAAGCGTGATGACTTCACTTCTATCCATCAGACATCAACCAATCCGTGTAGCCGGTCGCAGTCACAAGCTGCGCCTTCTGTTCGTCATAACTCCGTTTCAGACGGTCATAATCG